ATCGTGGCGGCACATATCGATCGATCGATACCACGATTTCTTGGGCAGTGAGCCCGGTTGTCAAGGATGATTTCGGAGATCTTTGGGCCGGTGGCACAATTCAGCCGACAATGTTTCGTGCGGACAACAGCGCCCGCGTATACGTCACGGATCCGATGCTCGATATCAAAGGCACCGGCTTCCGTTTCTATGCAGCGGCAGGCGCTTATATCGCGTCGAACAATGCAATCCCGTCGCGCTTCACCGATTATGCCGGTGGAACAATCGACACATTCTAAGAAGGAGAAAATCAATGTCAGAATTTCAAGCATGGCCTTCATGGCGCTATGGCCCCAACGGCGAAAGCGTGCTTTGTGAAAACGAAGCCGAAGTGCCCAAGGGCTTCAAGGATCATCCGGCCGCATTCGACAAGCCGGAAAAGGCTGAAAAAGCCGAAAAGGCTCAAAAGGCACCGGAGGAAACCAAACCTGCGGAAGCCCCTGCCGTTGACGCGTCCGGCGCACCGTTCGATCCTGCACTGCATGCTGCAACGCGCACCTTGACCAGTGCGGGCCTGTGGCGCATGAAAGTAGGCGTGAAGCGTCCGGCAGCACCGGCTGCGCCAAATCTCGACCTGTAAAAATGGGGTGGTTCCGTGGCCGTATTGATTTCATCAATTATCACGGATGCTTTCCGAGAGGCTAACATTCTGCCTCTCGGAAAAGCGCCCACGGCTCTACAGTCCACGGAAGCGCTTCGGCTTTTCAACGCAATCATCACAGCCATCTATGGCGGTGACGCAGGCGAAGAATTGGGCGATTGGCCTTTGGGCATATACGGCCGTGAAAGCATGGCCGATCCGATCAGCTTCACGCCTGATCAAATTCAGCGCCCGACGATCAACCGGCGCCTGATCGCGGTCAACACGGAAGCATTGACGGTCTATCTGACTGTGCGGCCCCAGGACGGCGCCCGCATGGGCATTGCAGACCCTTTCGGCCGTCTTGCAGCCTTTCCGGTGACGCTCGATGCCAATGGCCGGACAATCGAAAATGCTGCAACCAAATTGCTCAATGTGAACGGCACATTTCAGGAATGGTTTTATCGTGCGGATCTCGGGCAATGGGTGAAGCTGTCAACATTGGTCGATACCGATCCACTGCCGTTCCCGGACGAATTTGAATCATTCTTCATTCTCATGTTGGCGCTGCGCCTTAATCCGCGTTACGGCCGCGAAATGGATGCGCAGAGCGCGGCGATCATGAAGCAGGGGCGAACCAGCTTCGTTGCTCGCTATCTGCAATCCATGCCGCTGGAAATCGACGACGGTATTTCTTGGCCTTTCATGAGCACTCAAAGCTACGATCAGCAGCGGCAATTTTCTTCGTCGCAGGGATTTGATCGTGGCAGTTATTGGGGGAGGTAGGCATGGCCGATATCCCTCTTGCTCGTAGCGACTACTTCCGGGGGGTAGCAAAGGAAGCGCGCATTAACATGCGCAATCGCTATTTTGAGCAAAACCCCGTTCTCACGGATCAACAGGTGGGACTGATCGCGCGCATGGGGATGCGCCGTTGGATATACGTGGGTGACGGGCCAATTCGCAATGTCTATAGCCAGCCGGGCAGCTTTAGTGATGCCTTGTTTGTGGCGAGCTATGACAAACTCTGGCGAGTGAGCACCACGGGGGTGGTGACACTGATTGGAGATATCCCGAGCAACAGCATCGACGGCTTCGTTGCGATGGCCGCGACAAGCAATATCGGCACCACGCCTGCATATCTGTTTGTTGCGGCCGGATCCTCTCTCATGTGCTATATCGAGAACGGCTATGCACAGGGCACGATCTCGGGCGTCCCTGCCAACAATGACGTTGTGGTAGTCGGCACGACATACTACAAATTCACGTCCGGCAGCGTGAACGCGGGCACCCCAGACGGAACGGTTGTAAATCCGTGGCTTGTGGCTTTGGGTGGATCGACGGCGGAGGCATGGCAAAATCTTGCCGATGCGTTTGGCCATACTGGCGTTCCTGGCACGCAATACAGCGGGCTCCTGACAGCCAATACCCAAATTCAGGTCATCATGATCTCGTCAACCTTGGTGACAATCAGGGCAACATTGATCGGTGCGCTTGGAAACTCGATTGCGACGACAGAGACAGGCGCGGCTATTGCATGGACTGCGGCAACGCTGACAGGCGGCGGGGCGGCTTCATGGTTCCAAGTGGACATGCCCGACGATGTTGGGGTGATCAGCGTTGGGTATGTCGCCAGCTATGTCGTCGTCGTGCCCGCACAAGGCCAAGGGATCAACGGACGGTTCTACTGGATCAACCCCGGCGAAACGACTGTGGACGCACTCGATTTTGCGACGGCAGAGCGCGCGCCGGATCCGATCTCGGGCGTTGTAGTCTTTGGGGATCAATTTTGGCTCCCCGGCACAAAAACAACGGAACCTTGGTATTTCACCGGAAATATCGATACGCCGGTTTTGCGCATGCAGGGCGTCGTTTTCGACCGGGGAGCATGGGAAGGCACAGCTATCCAAATCAAGGATAGTATGATAATTGTGGACACAGAAGGGTCTGTTTTTCGGATATCCAACGGTTTGAAAGAAATCAGTCGTCCGGATATCGCGGAACGCATTCGAAAATCAATTCAGTATCAGGCGTCATTGGTTCCCTGATTTGGAGTAAGAGACATGGCCGCAGTATGGTGTGACGATTTCAAGAGCTACGGAACTACTCCGGCATTCATGCTTGACGGGCTTTATGCGGCTGCGGCTTGCCTTCTCGTCGAAGATCCGGATCCGATTATCACAGGCACCGTTCTGAAATTGGGCACCGTGGCTTTTTTCGATAATGTCCGCAAAGTGCTTCCGTCTGCACAGGCAACGGTGGGCATGTGCGCACGGGTGTGGTTTGAAGGCTTGCCGGGCGGCGCTGAAAATCCCTGTTTCTTCCGCTTCAACGACGGTGCGAACGTCACGCATGTGTCAATTGCATTGACGAGCACGGGCGTCATCCAAGCATGGCGCGGAACGCAATCATTCCCGAGCGGCACACTTTTGGGAGCGTCCTCGGGGCCTGTGATCGCGGCGAATTCGTTCAACCATATCGAAGCCAAGGTGAAGATCAGCGACACCGTGGGCACCGTCGAAGTGCGTGTGAATGGTGTGACTGTGCTCAACCTGTCCAACCAGGACACAGCAAACAGCGCGGATTTGACCGTGGCGCAAGTCATGCTCACGCCTTCGGGGCGTGGGGATCTCGCAACGCAGGTTTTGCCAATCTATTTCAAGGATTTCTTCATCTGGGACAGCACAGGCGCGCGAAACAACAATTTCGCAGGCACGGTGAATGTCGTCAATCTGACACCAAATTCCGACGTTGCACTGACGTGGACGCTATCGAGCGGCGCGGCGGGTTTCAGCTTGGTCAACGAATCGCCACCGGTTGATAGCTCGTTTATCAGCGCAGCATTCCCGGCCCCGGCCGCTGACAAGATGGGGCAGACAAATCTCCCGGCAGACGTCACCAGTGTGAAAACGCTCATGACGCTTGTGCGGGCTCGAAAGACAGACGGCGGCGATGGGCAATTGCAGGTGGGCCTGATCTCGGGCGCTTCCACGGCTCTGGGAGCGAACCGGCCGATTACCACAGCGCCAACCTATTATTCCGATATTCAGGAGACGGATCCGGCGACCGGCGTTGCGTGGCTTCCCACGGCTGTGGATGCTTCGAATATCCAATTTAACCGGACGCTCTAAATGGTTTCGGCAGTCGGCGTCGAAGTCTCGCAAGCGCGGGACCTTGTAGTTTCCTTAGTCTCGTCGGACTTGGAAGTCTCGTTTGCACGCTCTTTTGGTGTTATCAATTTTCCGACTGCTTCGATGGAGCTTTCGCAGGCACGTTCACTTGTCACGCTCGGGATGGGTGGGACAACAATCGAGATCTCACAGGCTCGAACGCTTGGGGTGGTGCGCGGACGTGTTGGAAACCCCAAGCTGCGCGTGTGGACGTTCTCGCTCGATGGGCACGATTTTTATGTCTTGAGGCTCGGAGACACAGAAACGCTCGTCTACGATCTTTATTCAGAACAATGGGTTGATTGGGCGAATTTCCAAAAGGAATTCTGGCGGGCCAACAACGGGCAGAATTGGGAAGGCGCTTCAAAACTTGCTTATACCTACGGAAGCAATGTGGTTGTAGGTGATGACACCTATGGCCTTTTGTGGTTCCTGGATCCGGAACAGCCCTATGATCAGGATCCGGATTATCTCGCGCCGACGCAGGAACAGTATTTTGACCGCATCACGATGGGGCAGGTCCCTATCCGTGGGCGCGAAGTCATGCCGTGCTATGCGTGCTGGATCACGACGGACATGGGGGATCCTGCCTATGTTGGAGCAGGCGTCACGCTTTACACGAGCGACGATGCGGGCAAGACATTTGACAGCCACGGGCTCGTGACAGTCACACCGGGCGAGAATTCGCCGGAATTGTCGTGGTATTCTCTAGGCCAGATTCAAGCGCCGGGGCGGCTGTTCAAGATCGTTGACGACGGGGCAATTGTCCGGATCGACAGCCTGCAAATGAATGATCCCGACGATGGCGGGTAAATTTCAGCCTCTCGATCAGAATTTCGCTATCGTCAAGGCGAACGGGCTCCCGACTGAATATTTCATTCGGTGGGCACAGCAGCGTCAGATTGATATCACAACGGCCGTCACCTTTGGGGATCTTGCAAATATCCATGTGATCGCGGGCGTCGGGCTTACAGGCGGCGGATCGATCGATGCAGATGTGACCGTGGATCTTGAGGATACCGCAGTCGTCGTCGGCACCTATGGCGATGCAACACATTCAGCGCAAATCACGATTGACCAGCAAGGCAGGATTACCAACGCGGTTGACGTTGCGATCTCCGGGGGCGGTGGGGGAAGCTCGGGGGAGGC